TCTGTGTCTCCATATTCCACTTTGGTCCGTAAGATAACTACGTCGAGAAGTCCCATACTATGTCCGATCTTTAGAGGTTTACAGGCGTGCCGTCGCGATAGATCGCTTCTTGGCCTGTTGGTTTCAATACTTCCAATGACAATGGAATGGTCTGCCATTCGTCACCCTTCAGGGCGTAGTCCCCGTTCGGAGTGATCTTCACGTAAGGCATGTAGAACACAGCGTCGCCGCCTTTAGGGTTCTTCGTGACATACATCATCGCACCTTCGACAGGCTCGGAGCCTGAGATGACGCGTGAACGCGAGGAACCTAGGACTGCATACGTGACTTCGATGTCCGCACCGTCGATCGCCAGAAGTGAACCGTCGATCAGGAACAACAAGCCGTTTGGCAAGTCGATCGTGTAGTCTACGTCGACGACCAAGTTGGTGCTGCCATCGGAGACGACGAAACCAGCAGGGTCGATGCCGAAGTAACCCGCAGGGTTGGATGGGGACGCGCCCAGCTTATAGCTGTGACCTTCATTGACCGACGAGAACGTCTCGGTGCTAGAAACCACTGCGGCCTGCACTAAGTTGGATTCCGTGCCGAAGAAGAACAAGGCCACGTTGCGTGGGTCGATGTTGTCCGTAGTCAGTGAACCGCTACGGCTAACTTCCAAGGGTACGCTGTCATCTTTTTCACGGATGCCTTCGTCGGAACTGTAGTGGTCCAACGTATCTGATTCGATGTTCAGCGAAAACTCGGGAGTGTTGCCGATGTAGAAGAACCCGTCAGGCGTTTGCGTGCCGGGCTTGAAACGGGCGAAGTGTACTTTACCTCGGCCTAGGGTGTAGTTTGGGCTTGGCATGTTGATAGCCTTTCCTTGGGGGTTAAACCGTATACGGTTCTGTTAAATCTTCGTTCATCTCGATCTCTATTAAGAGCCAGAAGTATGCCTTATCTGACACTTCATCAGGGGGTCGCACAACCCCAGCCCCAATCTTTAGGCCAGTGATGTGATCTCCCAAGTCTAAGATACCTTTGTTAGTGTGGTCAACCTCGGGCTTTAAGGACTCGATGGCCAGTATTTTTCGGACATCCGCCAGACCGACGTGCGCAGGGTCCGTGGGGTTTTCACTGTCGTCTGCAAAGAACCCTTGAACCATGAGCTCCCACGATCCGCTGCTCAGCCCAGAGCTTCTCGGCGGCTCTAGCTGTTCCAGTGGGATGGGCGTCTCTAGGACAGACAGCATGGGGAGCGGGTCGCTCGTCCCGTACACCGTTCGGCCACGGAAAACACGTTGCGGTGCGTCCCCCTTGTTCAGGCCTTCACCTCGGAAATCCAGTGCATACCCGTTGGCTACAGTTATTTCCCGAAGTTTGGCGCATAGCGCTTTTTGGATTACGAGGCGTAGTGGGTCAGGCATTACAGCTCCAAAAGTCTAATGAACTCGTCCGATAGATCGTCTTGTATATCAGGGACTAGGTCGTTGGCAACGCCCGTGCCATCGCGCGATCGAAAGACTTGGTCTACGCTCGGCCCGTACAGAACGTACAGCCCCTTGGCCACGCGCCGTGCGTCCGTCTTATTCCGTAGCTTTTCGCCGGGCCGTAAACGTATCGCCAGACCCATGTTGGCCGCGCCAAGTTCCGTGGAGCCCGCCAAGCCCGGCAGCTTTATCAGGAAGGCCCGTTTCATGAAGCGTGCTTTGCCGGGGGCCACTTCGACGTAGACGCCAGCTTTCCCTGCGCGCGGGCTACCCTTCACGAACCGAGCTAGGCTAACCGGTCGACCACGGGCTGTGATCTTCCCTTGCAGGCTCGCAGGGCTGGCGCGCTGGGTGACTGTGATGCCATTGGCGTTAGGTCCAACGAACCGTGCAGGGAGATTGATCTGGTCGCGAATCCTACGTGCGGCTTTAGTGCGCGCGTCTCGGGTGACTTTGTTGATCGCTTTGCTGGCTGCGGATCGTATCAGCTTAGCATTAGGTAGACTGAAGTCGACGCCGTCGAGGCCTTCAACGAATACGGCCCATTGCTGTGCCATCTTACGGGGCCACGGTGCCGTCAGGCAGCGTCAGCCCGACAATCTCTGATGCTTTCATTTCGACGATCTCTACCGTGGTGGTCGGGCCGTCTGCGGGCATAACAGACTCGACGAGGTATCCCTCGGAGCCGTTGAAAATTAGCTTAGCGCCTCGTTCGAGGTCCGCCAGTGCAATCGTGTTGTTCCAGATCACTAGCGTGGCTGGACGTTCGTGCATCTCCGCGTAGGACAGGTTGGTCCCCGCCAGATCGCCGAGCATCTTAGGTGCCGCGTGATGGCGTGCGGTTGCATTGCCTATCGCGAGGGTTCCGAACTGGTCGTAAAACGAGGCAGGTCGTGACATGAAATCATGCAACGCCTGCCTCGATTGGGCTTTGATGTCAGCCAAGGACATACTTAGACTAAGCCATTACCTGCGGCTGCGGCGGCTGCTGCAACACGGTTGGCTTCTTCTTTTTCAGGCACTTTAGACTGAAGGTTTTCCAGCTTCATGTTGACTGCGGCTTTCTTACCAAAGGCCACTTCGTAACGTGTGCGAAGATCAACTTCTTCGTCAGACATTACGTTGCTTTTCGCTTCTGGTTTTTTCTGCTCTGGCTCGTCGATGTCGTCGTCGTCGAGGGTTTCGACCTTGGTGACCGCAGCGACTATGAGGGCCCCTGACTTGAGAAGTTCGACCGTAGTCTGATCTTCTGGGTCCCACATGGCAGAAGTGCCTGTGAGCATTTCTTTGACGGTCGGTGGCACAGGCGCTAGGCCCGCCAACTTGTTGCCCGCGACGCCCAGCTTAACCGTGCGGTGGATCGTGCACGTCGCTGTGAGTTTGATCTTTGTCATAATATTTCTCCCGAAATTTCAATGGTTGGTCCGTGGTCGTTTGGTGTAGGCGGCCCCCGAAGGTGCCGCCCGATAGCTTAGCCTACAACAGTGGCCCGTAGCGTCGCGTTCGGGTTCAATGGAACCATCAGCGGTGCGGACTGCGACATGATTAGTGTCGCTGAAGGGTCTTTGCTGTTCCACATTTTCGGGAAGATCGCCAACGGAGCAAAGCCCGCTTCGACATCCTGAATTGCGCCAAAGCAACGTACGCCGCTCATGCTCGGTGACGTCATCACGATGTCCTTAGGGGACATGAAGTCAGTCGAGGAGCCGTCAGCTTCTTCGAAGTAATCCGAATACACGTACACCTCTGTGGTGCCGTTCAGCTTACCGACGTATTCAACTTCAAGGCCTTCCATGACGCCGAAGTTCAGGTCCATGCCGCCTTTTTGGTTCGGTGCATAATCCGTCTTCAGCAGATCGCGGATTTCTGGGTCCTGACGCATCAGTTCCCATGCCTCGTAGCCCACAGTGATGCGGTTTGCGGCACCCCCGTGCTTGGCGCGGCGCATCATCTTCTTCCAGCCTTCGATCAAGCCAGTAATGGATACGCCTGCATCGCCCCAGCGGTTACCCGCAGTCAGCTCGACCGTGTGGCCAGCATCACGTTTGAAGTCTACGACCTTGCGAGGGTAGTTGTCATCTTCAAGGATGACGCGGCCCTTGATCGTCGCTTCCGCAGCCATCCATTCCCAACGACGTTCGATCGCAGAACGGTGTTGGCGCAAGATGTCCGCAACGATCGCCATGTAGCGCATCTGTGGGGTCATCGGTGCAGAGTTGTTCAGCTCGCCGAAGCCAGCAACCCGACGGATCACACGGCTCGCAGAGACGGCGTCCTTAGGCTTTACGTATGCTGGCTTGATGGAGCCGCGCTCTTCCGCGCTGGAGTAGATCGGCACACCTTGCGATGTGGGGACTACCAACGGCGCGATCTTGCGGTTTTCCTGAATTTTGGAAAACTCAACTTCTTCCGTGTCGAACTGGATCACGGAGGTGTAGCCCAGAGACAGCCAGTAGTTTGACGGAGGCTGCATCATGCTATTGTCACGCATGACGCCCAACAGTGCAGTGGTGTCGTAGACGTTGTTTTTAAGAGTCATTTGCTCTTCCCTTCATTCGTCATGGTGACGATATTTTAAAATGTGTGTGTCGGCCCAGACCTTAGTAGATTTGGTTCGAGTTGTACTTAGGTTTACCCACGAACAACGTCGGCGACAAGGACCCTTCGAAAGCAGCAGCCTTCTTCACGTCATCATCATACGAACCACCCCAGACCATGGCATCCATGTTCAGGTTGCCTGTGCGGTACACTGGAACCACCATAGTCGACCCGTCTTCGATGAACACAGGCTCGGCGAGAACGTAGTTGGCGCAGCCGGCGTCACGTACTGCGTTGTGGACCGCAAGCAAACCAGCGACGTTCACAACAGAGTATAAGCCCAGATCAACGTCAGCGCCCGTGGCGGTGATAGTGATGTTGGTTGTTGTAAGATCGCCGTCACCATAGCGGATGTCGCCTAGGTTGCCGTAGCTTTCTGTTTCGAAACCAGCAACGCCGGGCTGGCCTGCTGGGATTGTTTTATCGGTAGCCATGTCAAATCTCCTGACAGTTTAATATTGCCCTAGGGCGGTTTACGCAGTTGTACGAGGGCGACCTGTTGCTGCGGACAGTGCTGCCAACATGCCTTCAGATTGCGCCGCTGGTGAGTTCGGATCGACGGGTGCCTCTAGGGACGCGCCGACTCCAGTACCCGACATCAATCCAGCGAAGGTCGTCGGTTGGGTTTCCAGAGGTGCGGCGGCCACAACAGGCGCAGGATCAGCGGCCGCAACTGGTGCAGGCTCGGTGACGGCTGCGACAGGCGCAGGCTCGGTGACGGCTGCGACAGGCGCAGGG